TCATTGTCTGGTATGACCACAGCAACAGCAGGTTCTTTTAACATCACAGCAAGATCAAGTAATGAAGGAGATCTTGAGATGATGGCTTTAACAATCAACATAGTAGCATAAAATGGCAAGAGCAGTTAAGATATTTGGAGATGCAGCACAGGGTTCTCTCTTCTTTGAGGGACTCACAATTCCTCCTGCACCTTTGGGTGGTGTTGTTGTAGCAGTTGAAAACCCAAGTCGTCCAGGAAGAATCAGAGTCACAAGAAGTGATCAATTCCAGAAGAATGGTGTTGATCCAAGGGTTATTTTTAAGAGAATGGCTCCTAGTAGAGTTAAGAATAAAAATAATCAAAGACTTGTTCTAGACCTAGGGTTTACCTTACAACAGGTCATTGATTATATTAATGATGAAGCAAACAGAAAGGCAAATGAGATTGACTTTGAAAGAAATGGTTCAACAGTTGGTAGTGCTAACACTGTAAACTTTACTGGTGGAGTTGATAGTGTTTCAGTTTCTGGAGATGTTGCGACTGTTGCAATCTCTACCGGAGTACATGCATCTCAAATCACAGGAACGATTAGTGCTGGAAATCTGCCAATCACTAGTCTTGGTGGTGTTAACTTCACTCCTGGTGACACAGATGCAACACCAGCATTCAATCTGGTTGATGCAACAGGATATCCCATTGGAATTACTACTGCTGGTGGATATGTAGGAACTGGTATTACCTTATTTGATTTTAGAGGTGGTGGTGTATCCACTGTTACTTCAGTCACCTCAGGTATATCAACTGTATTCTTTGATGGTGGTGCAGGTAATCCTGTAACTAGTGGTATCCTTACATCTAGTAACAGCACACTCAGACTCACTCTGAATGATGCATCTACAGTGGATATTAATGTAGCAGCACTGAATAATGTATCACCTGTTGCTCTTGCTAAATCCAGTTCTTATTTCTATCTCAACAGTGGTGTTCAACTTGCTAGTAATGAACATGACCCTGACAATGGTGTTGCATTCTATGGCACAATATTAAGAAGGGGCAATGAACTTGTAGTCTCAACACCTGGCAATAGTTATCATGTTGGTATATGGAATGCTGGTAATGGTATTACTGGTATTGA